AAAACCCTCTTATAAATATAGACGAGATTGGTACGACTGGAAGCCGTAGGAGAGAAGTATGGCAAATATGAATAATATGGGTCAGTTCTCAGGTGACATGGATAGAAACGAAGTTGAGATAGACCTTAATAAGTTTATGTCCTTATTACAAGAGAAGTCCGAACTCAAAGATAGAATCCGAGAGTTAGAAGATGTAAACAATGTTAACCCATACCAGAAGTGGATTTTCTTAGCACAGATGGTAGATAGTTGGAGAATATTCCCAAGAGTATTCTTAAGTGTTTATATATTTTTATTGTATTGGGCTACAATGTGGTTTATGGATTTACCAGAACCATCACTAGAACAATCAGGTTTAATATCAGTGTTAGTCGGAGCAGGCGCAGCTTGGTTTGGTTTATATGCTGGTACACACAAAGCCCCAACAGCTGGTCAAGAAGGACAGAAAAAATAGTTCTTGACAACAAATAAAAAATTGTGTATAATATAATATATTATGGAAAATACAATAGACAAAAAAACTTGCCAAGTGTGGAACTCAGATACAAAGTCCTTTGAGACTTGGTATTGGGACGACTGCGAAATATGTGGCAAGATGGTAGACCACAAAACAGGAGAGTGCACAGAATATAAGTGCTGGATTAGATGAATTTATTTTATTTAGATGAAGATTTAGATAAGTGTGCAGAATATCATGTGGATAAACACATAGTAAAAATGCCACTCGAAGCAGCACAATTAATGTGCACTACTGTCTGGGTAGACCATGTTCTAGGATTTGTTCCTAGAGCTTTGAACAAAGAGGAAAGTAAAATCCTCAACGAAGAAAAAGCTAAGATAAAAGATTTACCCCTCGAGGAAAGACCTTTATGTCAGTATCTGCCAATGATGTATAATCACCCTTGTACGATATGGACAAGGTCTTCCCTTGACAATTTTGAGTGGGTTCATTGTTATGCCAATGCTTTGAATGACGAGTATCATTATCGCTATGGCAAACAACATAAGTCAGTAGTAGAAGTAATAAATAAACTGCCTGAACTAAAAAACACACCTCGTCTTGGACAGACTGCATTTGGTATGGCAATGCCAGATGAACTAAAAGACGCAGAAGATGTTATTGGTAGTTACAGACTTTACTATCATACAGACAAGGCGACATTCGCCAAGTGGTCACACAGGGACAAACCCTACTGGTGGGACGAAGGTCTCGCTTGGTATGACCAAAGAATAACAGCAAAATGATTAAAGTAAAAAGAGGAGAGTATACTTTTACATTCAATGACGGTGTTAGTAAACAAGATAGACTAGCAGCGATTGATAAGTATATGGAAAAACAACACTACTTCAGACAAATTATTATGAGAAAGTCTGACGGTAGTGAAGTGCATTTAGGAAATGGAGTAAGAAAGCATGGCGAAAGACATTAAGTTAGAAAAATTATTAGGGATAACTAAAGAACCCCTAGAAACAATGTCGCATACAGAAATGCTAAAAAATAATTTAAAAGTGCAACATAATAAGATAATTCAGGAGATACACTCTCTTGAAGTTCAGTTAGCAGATAAAAAAGAATACCTTGCAAAGATTGAAGGTGGATTAGATGTTATTGAAGAACTTCAAAAATGATTATCATAGTTGATAATTTTTATCCAAATCCAAAAGTTGTTAGGGAAAATGCATTAAAACAATTTTTCTACCCTGGCAACAAAGGAAAAAAGAATTTATTTCCAGGTAAGCGAACACAACGAACTAATATCGAGAACTGGCTATACTTGAAAAATAGATACGAACAAATACTTAACAGGAAAATTATAGATTTTCCAACAAACAATAGTAATACTGCATTTACTCTTGGACTAGAAGAAACAAACCTAAAAGGTCAGCCACATTTAAACTGGGTTCACCATGATAACAGTCAGATAACTGAAATCAAAGAAAGGGAGAGTGGAGGAAAGTCATGGGCATCAGTATGCTATCTAAGTCCCGATGCTAAACCAGACCATGGTACAGGATTATTTAGGGCAAAGAATACGAAAAGTGTTTTTAAAACAAAAGAGATGAAGATTGCTCCGCAGTCAGGATTCAAAGAGTTTTGGAAACCAGACGGGATATTTGATATGCACACATATGTAGCAAATATTTATAATAGATTAATCTTATATCCTGCAAATTATTGGCATGCTCCATTCAACGCAGGTTGGGGGCATGATAAAGAGTCAGGCAGACTGGTACAAGTCTGCTTTTTTACAACGGAAAAATGAGAGATAAATTTAACGAAGAGACAGCATTAACTATGTTAAGAAACCATATTATAGGGACTTACCACAGTCATTATAGTATGGATAAAATACAATCAACGGAGTTCATATTCGATGCAGGTCATGGGGAAGGGTTTTGCTTAGGAAATATCATAAAGTATGCTCAGCGATATGGCAAGAAGAATGGGAAAGATACCAATGATTTACTTAAGATATTACACTATGCTGTAATGTTACTAGGAAAAGAAATTGAGAATCAAGAAACACGAGAATCTAACCAAAGCGAATATAGCCAAAGTAATTGAGTTATTAGAGCAAGACAAACCTATTACTAAAAAGGAAGCTTGTTCAATACTAAATATTACTTATAATACGACTAGACTAGGAAAAATAATAGATGAGCATAAACTAGATATTGAAAGAACTAGCCGTATGAAAGCAAAGTTGCGAGGTAAACCTGCAACAGATGATGATGTTCGTTTTGTGGTACAGAGATATATCACAGGAGAAAATGTGTCTAACATTGCCTCTAGTATGTATCGTTCTCCTGCTTTTGTAAAAAGCATTATAGAGAGAATAGGTGTACCCATGAAGTTGCCAGAGGGTGACTACGAAGGACGCAGAAACGCTATGCTACCAGACCAATGTGTGGCAGAGGAGTTCGAAGTCGGAGAAGTAGTTTGGGCAATTAGAAAAAACTACCCAGCAAAGATAATTAGAGAGATAACTCCAGAACATCAAGCAGCCAATGCAGGCTATGCTTGTCAAGGAGATATTACGAAAGCTATAAATTATGTAGAAAAGTATGGCTCAAGAATGTATCAAATATACACTATTGAATCAACAGACCTAAGTAATACATTCTTTCCACATCTAAGATATGCAGGAAAGTATTGTGTGCAGTTAGCATGTGAACTAGGTAGTTTGAAACATCTTGAAAAATATGGAGTCGACTTATACAACATTTAATATTATAGTAGCTTTCTGGGCTAGTGGAGTCTTTATGGCGTTCATTAGTTTATGGTTACCTGCTATAAAAGTAATAGGAGTTATGGAGCCTGATAATCTTGCTTATAGATATAGATTTTTAGGAGCAGTTCTCTTTATTATGTTTACGACTGTCTTACTACCAATGATGATACATATAATTTTGGTGGACAGACATAGAGAGAAATTTTTAAGAGCATTTATACCAGCTTATTTAGGAAGAGAAAAAGATGAGTAATTATAGAGACAATTTAATTAAGGCTTTACAGAAACATTTTGAAGCAAAGATAACATATCATGTAATGAATGTAGAAGTCTTACTAGGGTCTCATACAGGAGTGGCAGACCACCCTGACTTTATGGGAACTTTAGAAAATGAAATAAAACAAATATCTAGTTATAAAGATAAACTAGGAGTTCTGGAGAAGTATTTTAAATGACACAGCTAGAGGTATTGAAAGCACAAATAGCAGAACAAAATGCCTTAATCTATCAATTATATAAGAGAATAAAGGAGTTGCAAGATGAGGCTAATACTAAAAACAGACAATAAAACAATAGGTGTAGTTAGAAATCCTTTTGAAAAAGTAGTATCAGATTACTATGCTAGTCTGAATTATATTGGTTTTGAAAAATGGATTACCAAACAAACACCTGAATATCAAACTCTTTTATATAAAAACTGTGATTACATAGTAAGATTAGAAAGACTAGAGTATGATTTAAAAGATTTAGATATACAACCAAAAGATACTTCAATTTTAAGAAGTGTAAAAGTGATACACGATTGGAAAAGTTGGTATACACTTAACACTCGCACTATTGTAGCTGGGCTATATCACAATGATATAACTACCTACGGCTATACCTGTTAGAAAATAGTTCTTGACTCACGGTTAAAAAGTGAGTATAATATATTATATATTTAGGAAATTATCAATGAGTGATAGATTTTATTTTCAGATGAGGCAAGCAACGGGTTGGTGCCCTGGGTTGCCAGAATCTTACAAAAAAAGGAGAAGAAAAATGTCTACATGGACAGATGAAACCAAGCAAGAGGCTATTGATATGTATGTATCAGAGGAGCCGACTCCAGAGAATAGCATGGAGATAGTTAAAAGCATTGCCGAACAGTTAGACCAAAGTCCAAACGGTGTCAGAATGATTTTAACAAAAGCAGGAGTATATGTAAAGAAAAATCCTGCAGTTAAGTCCTCAGGTGGAGGAACTGGTGGTGGCAGAGTAAGCGTTGCTGCTGCTCAGGAAGAACTAACCAATGCTATATCAGACATGGGTCAGGAGCCAGATGCCGCAATAATTGGTAAGCTCACAGGGAAAGCTGCCAAGTATTTTGCTGACTTGTTAAACAAACTTAACGATTAACTACCCCTGAAAGTGGGGGAGGTAACTCTCCCACGATTTTTTACATCTAAAAGAAAGACCTCAGAAAGTGAACCATTAAGGGACGGTAATAGATATTAACAACCCTAAGGAAACGGAATGAAAAAAGAGGACTTTATAAAAAATGTCGATGATGCAGGCGATGCTATCATCACATATCGAAGTCAGAATAGTCGTAGATTGAAATACAATGTATGTACTATGGATTTTGATAACAAATACATACAGTCTAAAAGAAATAGAGCCAAGCCTAATGGTAGCCAAGTGCTATTATTTTGTTGGGATACTGATTCATTTAGATTGCTACAACCTAAAAATGTAACTTCCATTGTCCCATTAGCGAGGATTTTAAAAAATGATAGAGTTACATAACGCAGCACCTGTATACGAAAAAGAAATACATCATAATGAAGATAGACATGAGAAAATCTTTGTTATGATAAATAGTTTTCGTGGTACAGAGTATCTTCATATAAGAAAATATTATCAGGATTTTAACGAAGAATGGAAGCCTACAAAGGACGGCATAGCTATGCCCTTAGATTTTGATAACAGTAGAGGAATCTTTGAGGCGATGGTAGAGATACTATCTATATCAGAAGTAAAAGATGTTTTAGAAGTACACTTTAAAGACATACTAGATAAGATATATCTATAGACTTAAAAAATAGTTCTTGACTTCACCTTAAAATTCGAGTATAATATATAAATGAATGAAAAATTAGAAACATACTTGCGTAATTGTAATCAAGCATACGCACAAGGCACACCTCTCATACCTGACGAAGTGTATGATAGGCTAGTAGAAAACTCATCTCTTGCAGACGAGGTGGGTGTGTCATTAGACGAGCAACGGTACAAACATCCGTTTCCAATGTATTCGTTGCAAAAGGTCTTTAGTGGAGAGGACGAGGAGCCTGCATGGGTATCCTCGCAACCTCACATTATGACACCTAAACTAGATGGTGCCGCTGTTTCTATCACATATGTAGACGGGGAACTACAACGCGCTCTTACTAGAGGAGATGGTAAACTAGGTTTAGACATCACCGATAAGTTAAGTACACTAGTACCAAAAGTAATTACTTTTAATGGTCTTGTACAAGTAACAGGAGAGGTTGTAGCTCCCAAGTCTATCCCCAACGCAAGAAACTATGCTTCAGGTAGTTTAAATCTGAAGGACATAAACGAGTTTAAAACGCGTGACCTTACTTTCGTAGCCTATGATTTTCAACCGCACCCTGGCGATAGCTGGTGTTCGGACATGAAATTGTTAAGTGGCTGGGGATTTAATGTTATCACGCTATCCGATTATGGACAGTTTCCTCAGGACGGTAAAGTTGTAAGAGCCGACAATAACAAATATTTTGAACGATTAGGTTACACATCACACCACCCTAGAGGAGCCTTTGCCATAAAGACAAGACAAGCAGGAGTTGTTACTGAACTATTAGATGTTGAATGGAATGTCGGTAAGTCTGGTGCAGTTTCTCCAGTTGCAATACTAAAACCTTGTGTGATAGGAGAGGCAACAGTCAGTCGGGCAACCCTACATAACATAGGGTATATAGAGGCTCTTGGATTAGAAATAGGGTGTAATGTGGAAGTCATACGAAGTGGAGAGATTATTCCTAGAATAGTAAAACGAGTATGAAATTTAAAATAGGAAAGTGGACATTTACTTGGGAACAACCCGATGAAAGAACTATGATGATTCATAAAGAAACATCATTCTCTATCTTATCGGGATTAATTACACAAGCTCCTTTAGTATTTTTTACAAACTGGTTTATGTTAGATGTTATGGAGATAAGTAATTCTTTTACTGTAACATCAGTAAATATTATTTTACTAACGATTGTAGGGTATGTTAGAGTATTCTACACAAGGAAATATTTTTCAGACAGATATGATAAAGACGATAATTAAACACTATGATGAGTTAACAACTGATGAACTATACCGTATCATTCAGTTAAGAATAGATGGCTTCATAGTAAAAAATAAAGTATGCTATCAAGATTTAGAGGCATACTATGATAAAAATAGTTGGTGGTTTCTACATTATGATGTAGTTCTAGGTATAGAACCACAACTTATGGTTGGTACAAATTCATTGTGTACAACTAAAATTCTGAAAGATAAAGAAGGCAAGGAATATAATTATCCTTGTTTTCGTAGACAAGCATGGGTAGATTCTTACAAGGGTGGGTGTTCTACCTACGACCTAGAAACAGGCAGAGATTTTTGTATAAAGCATTTTGGTAGTCCTAATATGATGTTAGAGATTACTTATAAGCACGGTAAACAACCTTTTATAGAGTTTGGTTGTGAAGAAGTAGGGTATAATATAGATGGAGCAGGACGAGAAAACTGGGTTTTCGTTTATGAACCAGCCAGGTTTAATTAATATAGATGTAACTGGTTTATGCAATAAGACTTGTAATTACTGTCCAAGGAGTTCAGGATAC